AAGGGCGGCGAAATGATGAAGCCTGTCAAAAAAGCTCAGGGCGGTGCTGGCAAAGTTCGTAAGGGCATGATGACCCCTGAGGGTAAAATCATTGATGCCATGAACAAAGTACGCGGCAAGTAATGGGGGTCGCGACCGTGCCTTAACAGTGCGGTCGCGGACTACGTAGCTCTTGCAGAAGGTGGGCAAAGACTCACCACTGCAAAAAATTACCGGAGAAAAAAGTTGAGCGCAGAAGAGTTAAGCCGCAGAGCGGTTGAGCGTATCAGTGAGCTGCGAGATCGCGCCACAGAATACTCGTTAAATGCACGTTTTAGGCCGTCGAGCCAAGGGGAACGCTATTGCCCCGCGTCGTCGGCAGAAGAGATTGCCCTTCAGGTTCTGGAGGGGAATGCGTTGGTGCGTGGCTATACGGCTGCAATTCAGGTCATCGCCGACGAGTATAAGCGTATGATGCAGCCCGATGATGATAAAATACCGGAACAAAAAACAAGGAGTCATTACTAATGAACATGAGTAATATTGAACCGCATGAAGAAGAGCTTGCAAAGCAATTCATCGATGAGCAGTTCGTAGAGATGACCGGCCAACCGTTTGATATGCGGCCAGCTGGGTATCTTGTGGCTGTAAAAATTTACATCCGCCCTGAAGAGTTGAAGACGATCAAGAAGGAAGACGGCACGGAAGTGACGCTTTACCTGCCTGACACGGTTCGCGCTGAAGACAAGTTCTCATCGGTTTCGGCCTTGGTGTGCGCTGTTGGACCGGAAGCCTATCAGGGTGAGAAGTTTGAGCGTTCAGGGCCTTGGTGCAAGGTCGGAGACTGGATCTTAATCCCACGCTACGAATCGACGATGGTTTCCTATCGTGGCGTTGCAATGGCTCTCTTGCCCGATGATCGCGTAATGGCTGTTATTACTGGCCCAGAAGATGTTGAATCCGGTAAAGCCGCTAACAATTATTAAGGAGTAGAGCATGGACGAAGAAACAGAAGTCCCCGAACTTCCTTTGACGGAAGAAGGGCCGACCGAAGACATCGACATCGAGATAACCGAAGACGATCTCGGTGAGAGCCTAGCGGATTATCAGGAAGAGGAATACGAAGAAGAGCCTGAGGAAGAAGAGCCTGAGGCTGAGGAAGAGCAACCTGAAGAGGAAGAAGAGGAGCCTGAAGAAGAGGCTCCGAAGCGCAGGCGCTCTCCTGACAACCGCATAGCTGAGCTGGCCCGCAGGGCAGCTGAAGCTGAGCGTCGCGCACAGGAAGCTGAGTCTCGTCTGCAGAATGAAGCGCAGATGCGCCAGCAGTCTGACCTTGCGATGATGACGCACTACAAAAACAACCTCATCAACGAAGCTAATTCGGTTAAGCAGCAGCTTGTGGAAGCTCATTCTATGGGCGATAGCGAACAGATCATTGAACTGCAGAGCGTTTACTACAAATTGCAAAACGATCTGTCTGGGGTTGAGAATTGGGAAGCTGAGCAAAAAGTAACAGCTCCAAAGGTGCAGCAAGAGGCTCAGCAAAAAGCGCAGCCTCAGCCTTCACTAGAGCCTCGCACAGCTGGATGGATTCAAAAGAACGAGTGGTTTCAGCCACAGTCTCCTGAGTTCGATCCTGAAATGCACGAAGAGGCAACGCTGTATGCGCGCCGCATCGAGCGGCGGTATCGTTCCGAAGGTCGTGACGACGAAATTGGTGGCATTGATTACTTCACTGAAATCGACCGCCACATGCGCAAGGAATATCCTGACGCATTCTCAGCTGTATCAACCCCAAGCAAGAGAACTCCACCAATGTCTCGTGAATCTAATGTTGCTCCTGTCCAGCGCAGTGCGCCAAATCAGCAGGGTAAAAACGCTAAGACCATCCGTCTGTCAGCTGGGCACCGCCAAATGGCGCACCAGTTGGGACAGTCTGGTGCAATTCGCAATCCAGATGGAAGCCGCATGACTAATCTTCAGGCTGAAAAATACTACGCAGTTCATATGATAAAGCAGAATAAAGGAGCTTAAAAATGGCACGAGCATCAAGAATCTCGCAAAGCCGAGCAGCAGAGTCACGCGAATCGGGTATGCGCAAGCGTCCTGAAACGCACTTCCAATCCAAGTTGTATGTTCCAAAGGACAAGATCCCTGCGAACATGACATATGCTTGGGTCCGCGAATCAACCCTTAACGAACCCGATCCAGACAACATGACGGATCGCATGATCAAGGGCTGGGCTCCAGTTCCTGCGTCACGACACCCTGAAATGGTTCCACCTCCGCTTCCCGGCTATGAAGGCTTGGAAGTTCAGGTCATCCGTCGCGGCGGTCTAATGCTCTGCGAATGCCCAACACGGGACGTTCAAGAGCGTAACGAAGATCGTGATCTGGAAAACATCGAAACCCTGCAGGACGTGGCATGGACTGGTCAGAGCGACCCGAACCTTCCACGCTTCGAGGACAAAGACAGCGGCGTCTCGTTCGAGCGCGTCACGTCGTTTAAGGATTAACCTCCGGCCACAGTGCACTGATACGCGCTGTGGAAACTTCCCTCCGCTCACTCAACTGGGCGGGGGGTTTTTTTATGCTGTTGACGTAGGTATTGAATTAAGTTATTTCTGATGTCCTCGACGCAGGTCACGTATCCTGCACTTCGATAGTGGTCACGTACCCACTCCTTCGGCGGGTAGCCGTTCGATGTCGCGTCACGTATCGCGGTACCTAGCAGGCAGGTTAAAGCCGAATCATTCATTTTAGCATGGAGAAACCGTATGTCTTACGGAACAAATGCGCCTAATGGTTTTCAGCCCGTCAAGAAACTTGATGGATCTGCTTGGACTGGCGCGACCAACCCTTACCAAATCACAAGCACCTACGCGACTGCATTGTTCCGTGGCGACCCTGTAACAACTCTTGCTGACGGCACACTCGGCGTCGGCGTTGCTGGCGCTACCTGCGTTGGCGTGTTCTGGGGTGTTAAGTACACCGACAGCACTGGCGTCGTAAAGTTCATGAACTACTGGCCCGGCAACCCCGGCGTCCTCACCGGCTCTGTCGTTGAGGCTCTCGTGATTGATGATCCGAACACAGTGTTCTCGATTCAAGAAACCAACGCTTCTGGAGCAGCCGGCACTCCGCTTGCTCTTGCTGACCGTGGTTTGAACATCAACTTCCTGTACACTGCTGGTTCGACTTCGACGGGTTCGTCCGCCGTTTCGATCAACAACGCATCGGAAGCCGACACCAGCACGCTGAACTGCAAAATCCTCCAGCTCGACCCGACTCCGGGTAACGCTGTTGGCGCTTTTGCTAACTGGCTCGTTGTCCTCAACAACCACTTCTATCGTGGCGGCGTCACCGGCATCTGATAAGCCAGTAGGGAGAATTCAAAATGGCTATTAATACAACCGCAATCCGCGACCTGCTCCGGCCCGGTTTAGCCGCCGTATTCGGCGACTATCCAATGTACCCCGGTCAGTGGTCGGAAATCTTCGAGAAGCATTCGTCCGATAAGGCCGTTGAAATCGAAGTCGAAGTCAAGCTGCTTGGCTTGGCACAGATCAAGGCAGAAGGTGCCTCGACCGCTTACGGCGAAATGGGTCAACGCTATGTAACGAACTATGTAAACCGTTACACCAGCATTGGTTTCATCATCACCCGTCAGGCGATCAAGGACAACTTGTACCAATCGTCGTTCCCACTGCAGGCGAAGGCTCTTCGTCAGTCGATGGAACAGACCAAAGAAGTTCTCGGCGCATCCGTTCTGAACAACGGCTTCTCGTCGAACTTCCCAATTGGTGACGGCCAGCCACTGTTCTCGACGGCTCACCCCATCGAAAACGGTACGGTTGCCAACACCTTCTCGGTACAGGCCGACTTGAACGAAACGTCGCTTCAGGATGCCATCGTTGGCGTTCAGCGCTTCCGTGATGCTGCGGGCCTCCGCATCATGACGAAGCCTACGAAGCTCATCGTTCCAGCCGAACTGCAGTGGACCGCGACTCGCTTGCTGCAATCGCAGTTCCGCGTCGATACGGCGAACAACGACATCAACGCGATCTATAACAACTCGGCGGTTCCGCAGGGTCATCGCGTCAACATGTTCTTGACCGACACGAACAGCTGGTTCTTGCTCACCGACGCTCCAAACGGCTTCAAGCACTACGAGCGTGAAGCTCTCGAAACCGATGTCTACACGGACTTCGACACCGACAACCTCAAGGCGAAAGCCATTGAGCGTTATTCGTTCGGCTGCTCGAACTTCCGCGCAGGCTGGGGTTCGCAGGGCGCTTCCTAATCGGACTCAGGGGGTGGCATCCGTCACCCCCTAACTATGGAGAAAATTCATGACTCACTTCTCTGATGGTGTTCGGGCAGGTAGGAACTTTGCTAACAACGGTACG